TCCATAGCACAGCTAGAACCTTTAAACTTATGTATGTAGGAAATATAAAATCCTGGTCTATCAGTTACAAACTTATTTATTCTTGAAAAAGATAAAGGAAGTAAATCAAACCTCTCAAATGGTTCTAAAGATAGGTTCATATGGCGAACCCACCTAAGAAAAAATTAATTATAATTACTTGGGAGGAATAATATAAAAAATTGAATAAGTTCGCCATAAAAAGAATTATTATAGAAAAAAAAATAATTTACAAGAAAAAAAATAAAGTTATTGTTTATTTAAGAAAATTCAATTAAGAACAAAAAGAGAATGAATATTTGTAAAAGTTGTAATAGGCCATTAGATCTTAAATATTACCCTACCAGTAAGGAAAAAAAGATCATTAGGTTTATCTTAACTTTTCAGGAAAACAACAAAAAAACACCTAGTTTTAGAGAGATAGCAGAGCATTTTAACTCTAAAGCTATAGGAAATATCCATAAATCACTTCATAAACTACAAGATAAGGGTTTTCTCCACATGGTTGCAGGGGAATATAGATCAATCACAATTCTAAGGGAGCAAAATTGACAGGGTATATTAAAATTGAGAGGGCTATATTCCACCACCCAAGTTTAAATAAATCTAATAGGCAATTTTGTGAGGTAACAGCTTTTATTTGGTTATTAACTGAGGCTAGTTTTAAAGATAGAATATTTAGAGTTTATGAACAAGAAATAGAATTAAAAAGAGGTCAGTTATGTTGTTCTCTTACTTATATGGCTGAGGCCTGGAATTGGGAGGCAACAAAAGTAAGATATTTTATTGATAAACTGCGACAACATAACAGCATAACGAGCCACAGACCGATTGGCACACCAAAGCACATACCAAATGTCCTTACAATCTGCCATTATGACGAGTACCAACACACACCGAATGGCACAACGATTAGCACAACGAACAGCAAGAAACAGAATAAAGGAAAGAATACATTAAAGAATAAACTATATAGAGATAACTTTGATATATTTTGGAGTAAAGTTAATCGTAAAATCTCTAAAGGACAATCACAAAAAGCATACAACAAATTAGCTGAGGAGTGGGGTAGTAAACCAGAGGCCTTAGCTGAGTTATACAATAAGCATTGTTCATCAGTAAATGAGATACAGTTTAGTCAACACCCTTCAACCTGGATTAATGCAGAGGGGTATTTAAACCAAGAAATTACTCCTGAGCCTACTTCTACTGAAAAAACTTATAAAGACTATGTGTGGTTTGTTCAAAAAGGAATGAGAAGTACCAGAATTTCTGACGATATGGTTCATAGAATGAGAAAAGAGGGCCTAATAACAGAGGAGCAATTTAAAGCATGGTAGATTTAAGAATATTGTCATTGGGTGCAGGTGTGCAATCAACAACATTAGCACTTATGATTGAACATGGAGAATCACCTATGGTGGATTGTGCCATATTTGCTGATACTATGGGAGAGCCAAAAAAAGTTTATGAACATTTAGATTGGTTAGAAAAACAATTATCTTTTCCATTGTATAAAGTTTCAAAAGGCAATTTAAAACAAGATGTATTAGATGCAGTAGATGGTAAATATAAAACTTTAAATATACCTTTGTGGAGTTTTCATTCTGAAACAAAAAAAAAAGGTTTATCTCGCAGACAATGTACTGCTGATTATAAGGTTTTACCAATAAACAAAAAAGTAAGAGAATTGCTTGGGTATAAAAAAGGAGAACGAGTTAAAAAAGGTACACAAGTTGAAATGGTAATGGGTATTTCTTTAGATGAAATTGTTAGAACTAGAGTAAATCAATTAAAATATATTAAAAATGTGTATCCATTAATAGAATTTCAAATGCGTAGGCATCATTGTTTGGAGTGGATGGAAAAAAATAATTATCCAAAGCCACCAAGATCAGCTTGTACTTTTTGTCCATTTCATTCAAATCATGAATGGAAAAATATTAAAGAAAACAAAGAGGAGTGGAACGAAGCTGTTGCTATGGATAAGGCAGTTAGAAAGGCTTCAAAGTTAAGAGATTTTAATGAGTTGTATTTGCATAAAGATAGAGTGCCACTAGATGAAGCTGATTTAGAACCAAACAAAGATCAACAAGAATTATTTAATGATATTTGTGATGAGGGTATGTGTGGTGTTTAAATGTTGTCAATGTCAGCAAGATGCTCATATTTTGCAATATAGAAAATATTATTGTGCCAATTGTTTTTTGAAAATATTAAAAAATGAACAAAAAAAAGAAAAAAAAGAATAAAAAAGAGAAACAATATGTTTCTACTGAAATAAAAGACTTAGGTTCTCAACAATTATTTCAATTAGATGGAAAATTGTATCGTACAGGTGATTTTAGACAAATGGTAATGGGTTTAAAGCACTTATATTGTAAAATTAACTCAGTTTTAGAAAATTATTACTTTAGAAATCAATTAGATCCACAAAATCATAAAAAAAATGCTCTTAGATATGTAGCAGGAATGAAAATAGAGTATTTAGCTGTCTATTCAGGCAAAACCAGATCACCAACATTTAATTGGGATAGACTTCAGGGTATTCCTCTTGGAAATGAACTTTTTAATGTTCAAAAATATGACGCTGAATTTGAATACAATGAGGCCATGAAATCAACAAAGAAATATCAATCTATTGTATGGGAAGTTATCATTGATAATAAGCCATGTGGTAGAGGTAAAAAATTTGAAAATTTTAAAGAAAGTTTAGATATGTTGATTGAACATTTTGATATTAAGTAGTATAAGACTAAAACCCTAGATTGAGTATCACTACTCGCTTTCATGTCTAGGGTTTTTTGTTCCTTAAATGTTACCCTTGTGAAACTTACTCGTTATTTGCTATAAATCTTCAAGATCTATAATTAGGTCTAAAAATAATCAAAAAATATGAATCATGCAACCAGAGATAATTCTTTGGGTTCATGTCTTAACACGCAACATTTCAGACAGCTTAGGATTAACAGAACCGAATAATGATAAAGCAGATTGGTACTTACAACGACAAGCTAAAAATTGGATAGGGAGTAAAGATTTTAATTATATTTGTGAATTAATAGATTTGAACCCTAATAATGTAATACAAATATATGAAGAAATTAAAAAAAGACAAAAATCTTTTACCCAAGAAGAAAACTATCAGTTCATTGTCAGAGGAATTTTGCGTCTTAAATGATTTATTTGTTCAATTTTATATTGTATATGATGAAACTAATAATCCGAATGTATTAATGAATATAAAAGGTTATCAAGATAAAGACCATTGTTTTCAATGGATAGAAGAATTTAAAAAAATACAAGAATTTAATTTTATAGATGAAAACGCAACAATCCATTAGTGTACCTAAAAGGGCCAACAGACCAGCCAAATACAAATCTAGTATTATGACCAGGTTATTTGAATTAGTAGCTGAGGGCAAAACAACTCGTCAATGTGTTAAAGAATTAGATGTTTCCTGGCCTACTCTTAGAAAATGGTTAAATGAAAAAAACTATCAAACACTTTATAGAGTAGCACAATCAGATCAAGTTACACTCAATCATGAAAATTTAGATAAGATCTTAGATGATGCTTATATAAAAGCCCAAGATAAAAAGCTAACCATGACCGAAGTAAAATTAATTGAATTAATACAAAAAAATTACCATCATAAAAATAGTAAATTACAAAATCATATTTGGGGTTCTGAAAAGCAAACAATGTCAATTAGTGATACTAAGGGTAATGAATTTAAAGTAGAATGGCAAAAGTAATTATTTATATTTTTTTTTATTATAATATTCTTCTTCACCATTAATTAACCAAACTCTATAACCATTTTCTACTTTTCTTACTTTGGCAAAAGGAAACCATAACCAATATTCATACTGTTGATTTTCATTTTTAACAATATGAGTATTAACACCCAACTTTATATGATTTCTTCTAACATATTCTCTTAAACAATTATAAAAACTATAAGCATCTTTTTTATTTTTAAAAAAAACACTATTTCCAAATTGCATTTTATCAAAAGTTTCAACATATTTAGAATGAGGATATTTTACTCTTTTAACACTAACATTACTTTCAATTTTTAATTCACTCATTATTTACCTTGTTTTTTATGTTTAAAGTAGGCCTATAAAGACCTACTAATTATTTATTTAAATTAAATACAAATAATTTCGCCACTAAATT